CTACGTCTTGATAGGCCATAGGGTGCGGAGTTTGGAGATGACCAGATATCTAACCAGTAAGGTTACCAAGGGCAGCACCCACCAAATCCAAGTTGGGATTTTATATCTAACCACCTCGGAGCTGCTGGAGCTCTTCTGTGTTTCAATTGAAGATATCTGCTCCTTAAGCTTGGTGATCAGTTGGTCCTTGCCTTCACATTCAATGTCAATGGTGCCGTCTGACCTTGGTGTAATTACCACAGATCCTTGGCCAGTCTTTTCTGGAACCTTCACCGGAATGTTGGCTGGCACATCAGTAATGCAAGGGAAGCTGGCCTGCAGCTTCACACCTTTGATCAAGCTGTCTCTGACTTCAATTTGCCTGAATGCATCGCGGTACTCAATACTGGTAGAGGTTTCTTTGGCTTTACATCCAGAAAGCAAAAGCATGGCCACAGCAATGGCCGCAATCACCGCAAAGCCAAACCAGTTCTTCCACTTAGGCTGATGGAGTTTCCTTTTTGATGCGGATCTGCCTAACCTCTTCAAGAATTTTGCCATGATCATTTTCGGTGAGTTGATTGAGATGGGCTGCGGTTTTCAGTTCGAAACCATGATTGTAAACCAAATAGGCCGCTACCTTGATTTCATGGTTTCGGTCCGGATCAGTTTTCTGAGCTCTTCTTCCCATCTCGCATAAACATTACTCCAACGCCACCCACAAGGAAAGCGGTGAACTCAGTGAGGGTTGCTTTTTGAAACCAAACCAAGGCAAGTCCTGCCAGAATGATTCCAACGCCAACCAACGTGGTTTTCCAGTTTTTGAATATGCGGTCAATCATTGTCTTGATCTTTTTTGTTGAAATGGAGCAAAAGCCATTTGTGCACGGTGTACCCAAATGAAGCAGTCAGAACAAGGATCTTCAATCCCAATTCGATGTTGGTAGCAGTCAATGCGATGCTGCCAATGTTGATGGCCCACAGGCGCAGGCTGTCAAAGTGCTGGTGCATAGATGTTTCTTTCTGGTATGTTCAGGCTTCTCAGCCATTTTGGTACGTCAAATGAGGGGCATGCTTTACCGGGGTCAAACTGGTTGTGGCCAGCCACTTTGATTTTCGGCCAGCGGGTTACGGCATATCGCACGTAATCGGCCATGGCCAATTGCTGTCTAGGCGTGCGGGTGTCCTTTGGCTTCCCTTTGGAATCGGTGCCGCCAGCATACACAATGTGGTGTGAGATATCATTGATCCCTGCAACGCCATTGGTAATCTCCCAGGCTTCCTTGTCGTCATCCTGGTCAAACGGTGTGAGGTTTACCAACTCCCCGGTGGTCATGATCAAGTCTGTGTAGCCCACTTTTTTCCAGCCACGGCCGGCCGGCTTCGGAGATGTGTGCCAGCGAGTGATGTCAGCTGCAGTGACTTCGCGGCCTTCAGGTGTCGCTGTGCAATGAATAACCAAGTAGGCGAGCTTCTTCATTTTATCCCAGCTTGTTTAATGATGTGGCGGTGAATCCTGCGATGGCTCCATGACGGATTTGTCCTGCGATACTCCTCAAAGCACTGGTTGTACAGCCGCTGGGCCTCATCAATGTGAGGGGTGGTGGTGCCATACCAGAACTTGTTCTTCAGCGCAGTGGCCCACTTCTTTAAAAGCCGGTGGCGGTTCTGGAAGGCGAACAGAGCGAAAAGCGTAATCAGGACCGATGCTCCAAAAAGCAAAAGGGTAATCAAGACGGCTTTCATAGTGCGTTGAAGATTTTGGTTTCAGGGTCTTGTTCGTAGGTCTGGGAGGTTGTGGTTGGATCCTCGTAGTTGGTGCTGGCGAAGTAGGCTGCATACTTTGTGCTGCTGGCATTCGCGTTCAGGTATGCGCGCAGCTTCTGCAGGTAGGCTTTGCCCACATTTTCGTGGTGGGTTTTATGTCTGGCCAACCGGTCAGGATCTGCCTCTGCATACTTCTGAATTTGGCTGGCGCCAGAGGCTGTAATAGTGTAGATGAATGCCCCTTCAGGAGTGATTTCCATGCTGAGCTCAGAAGCCGCCTGCGCAATTGTGAGGTGCGCAACCGCGGGCTTGATGTAAGGGAGAAGCGCCTGGTTATCTGCAGATACACTCCCGGCAAGAATCTCAGCCTTGATGGCATTGAACAAGGCCGCGGTAAGCAATGATTCAATTTCAAATACCTCCACGTTTCGCATCACCGGAGCCATGGCGGTGAGGGTGCGCCGGCTGCGGTTGATGTTGATGTACGACTGGAACTCCAGCGCGGTGTTGATGAAGAACTCCTTCAGCGCGGGGTATTGTGTATCATTGTCCCACCCTGGGAAGTCAACTTTGTGGGCTTCCAAGTAGGAAAGCAGTGACTCCATGGTGATGTAGCCATCCTTCAAAAAGGCTCGCTCAGCTTTAAGTTGCTGCCACTGGAAAGCCGCCTGCTCGCGGTTCGTGCTCAGCGTAACCCCCGCATCACTGATGGTCATCCCCCCAAACTGTAGGAACTGGTAGACAGCCAGGTTGGCCAGCGGCTTCTGAACGAATGGCAGCAGTGCCTCCTCTTTGGGCAGAAGGCTGTCCGTATTGTAGTGGTCAACCAACGTGTCGTAAAGCTGTTGGCCAAGGATCTTGATGACCTCTTGCTCAGCCTCGCTGTTGGTCAGGAAAGGAGCAATGGTTTCAATCTCCAATCCAGTACTGCTGCGCACAGCTGCCTGAAGCTCCGCTTTGGTTTTGATCAGTGTCATTGTTGAGATTGGATTTCATCGCCGCTGTCAAGGCGGGCAATCATGTAGTTTTTGAACCAGAAAACGAGCTTCTGATTGTCCGCTTTGGCTAGCCTTTCTTGCCAGCCATTGAAATTTGAAATGAAATGCAGGGGCTTCAGAATCAAGTCCTGGTGGGGCTTTGTCTGGATGATGTAGTTGTTCCAGCTCACGCGCTTGTCAGATCCGCTGCCAGCTGATGCTTGGCCCTTACCGGCGCCAGCGCCAAACAGGGTTGGATCAACTTGCATATTCTTGAAGATGTGCATGTCAGCCTCTTGGCTGTCTTCGATGTAGACCCCTTCCTTCAGCTTGTCATCAACGGCCTCAATTTTCCAGCCCTCAAACTTTTGAGCAGGGGTGTCATCCTTCTTGGTGTACATCAAAGAGTTGCCAGCCTTTTCGGCACCAACCATGAAGTCATTAAAGGCTGCATGTTCCTTTTTTACAATTTCAATGCGCTCCTTGTCTGGCCTGGAGTCCCAGTCTTTATACTTCCATTTCCACCACCATTCAGGCACTGTAATGATGTACTTGATGGAAACCTGATTTTTCATCAGGCTCTTCTTAAAGGAGGGGATTTCCTTGGCTATCTCAAGCCAGCCATCAAGAATGACGTGCCACGGAGCGTCTTGGTAGTAGTAGGTGCCAGGGCTAGGGTAGAAGACCGGGTAGATCCACTTCTTGTTTTTTGCAGCCTTGACTTGCTCAATGGGGTCGCGAGAGGTTTGAATGACGTCAACCACTGTTGCCGACTGAACATTGTTGTCTTTTTTCCAAGTGCTTTTGATGTAGCACTTGGTAATCAACCCCTTGTTTTTCCCTTCTTTTTCGCGCAAACCCCAGCGGCAATCCACGCTCTCTTTGCAGCTGAGCCACTTGATTTTCTTGCCATCACGGGTTTGAACCAGCTCTGGAAAGACGTTGTAAAAAGTGTAGAAGTAAGCGGAGGCCTCCATGATGTAGAGGTTCGCATCAGTGGCCTCCAGCCAGTCCTCAATTTCGGAATCGATGATCCGGCGGTAGGTTTCCTTTCCTGAGTCATCAACCTGAAGGATTCCGTAAACGAGGCCGCCCCCATAAAGAGCTCTGCCTTTCCAGTCAAGGAGGGGCTTAACAAGGGTTGCGGTTGAAATTTTATCAAGCACCTCATGGGGGTACTTGTTATTCTTCCCCCAAGGCGCAACGCGCCCGGTGGTTGTGCTGTCATCAAAACTTTCCGTAGGCATTGCCTGGCCAGCCTCGAGCTTGCCCGCATTCATGATGCTGGACTGAGCCATTGAATAGGCTACACCATCAATGATTTCAACTTCTACATTCATCAGTAGGTCACCGTTTTGCCGTTGATTTCTGTGATGAGCCTCGTGTGCACAGGGTAGTCATGCCCAGAGTTAATGGGCACGCGCACTCCCACCAGAAAGGGATTTGAACGCAGGTGCCCCGGAAGCTTTGACTTGATTGCTGTGGCCAAATGCACGCGGTCCACGCGCTTTCCAAACGTCATGAAGCTGATGGAGAATGGAATCGGTTCCCCGGAGTCACTTCTCTGGTCAATGATTTCGAGCGCCCTTTTGAGCCTGATTGCTTCCATGCTTGGACTTTGCTCAAAAATCCCAAAGGGGGAAGGGCTATTAAAGGACGGAGACCATGCAAAAAAATGGTCTCAACTTTTTTGAAGTAAAATCAAGGGTCTGAGAAAATTGGTACAACTATTTCAGTGGAAAATTCTCAAAATCACACGGAAAGGCGCCGCACGCCCTGCCGCGGAAAGACAATTGCCGCGACCAAAAAAGGGATATATGAGGTGCTATGAGGTACTCGATGGGATGAAGGATCCCATGTCTGTGAGCTTGTGGTGGTACTTGAAGAAGATCAAGGTGTCACAGGCATCGCTCAAGTGGGTGGCCTCCTCTGCAGGAACCGACTTGTCTCTCTCTGGAGTCTTGTCCTTCTCGAAGCCAAGCCGCCCACGCTTCACTCCGGCGTTGAGCATCGAGGCTTCAAGATCTTGGCAGTTGGATCTGCTGTACCTGAAGCGAGGAAGACGCGAGTCGGACTCACCAAGTAGGATGCCCCAGAAGTCAAACTTGCGGTCATGATTGGGAGCCTTGCCTCCGTACATGGGCCGCACCATCCAACCATTCTTCCTGAAGCTTTCAATGACCAACGTCTCGTATGTAAAGGCAGTGGTGCCAATACCGCCAACGGCTGTGTGGTCATACCAATACAAGACTTCCTTGGTAGGATAGAAGCGGTAATACCTACAGAATTTGTCTACTAGGTCACTCACCAGCTGAGGATGGAGTACGTACAAAGCATTCAGGATCCGTATCTCATCACCGGCTTCTTGGCCAACAACCATGCAGTTGATGTTGTCTCCGTAGTCAAAGGCCACCTCGAGCGGCCTAGATTGATCAAACCCGGTGTCATGCCTGCAGTCTGCCTCCTGATCAGTTCCCTGCAGGTCTTCAATCAATCCTTCCAAGTACCCAAAGTTGGACCAGTCTGCAGCATGTTGATCAGGATCTAGGTTGCCGTAGAACCCGCCTTCTATCTTGGTGAGGCGCTCGTTCAAGATGGCAGCGCGGAACTTGGCCTCGCTCATGTTGCGGCGCATGTCGCTCACATAGTCATCGCCCAGCACATCAATGTTGTCATAGACATTGGCTTCGCCATAGTAGATGGATCCAGTGCGCAGCCGGTTGAACTCTTTTACATACCAGGCTATTTCTTGCTCAAGGACCTCACGAGCTGCATCGTTGGACCGCATCCAATCATTGCGCTTTTGGCAGATCTTTCCGTGGACCTCCATCATCAGCTCTATTTGAGCTTGATTCATGTCCAGGGCTTTGTCAAGGATCCACTTTGCTTTTGCAATGGTGGGCATATCGGTCAGAAACATTTTGCCTCGGTACTCTGGCAGGTGGCCAAAGTGCGAGCGAAGCCCGCGCATGGTCGGCATCACCTCATCATCCAACCGGTCTTTGTTCAACAACTTGGCTTCGTCACCACCTAGGTACTGCAAGCTCAAGCCATTGGACGATCCAATGCGGTCCTGGCTGATCAGCACCTGAACAGATCCATTGAACCAGTAGATGGCATGGGTGCTATCCAGCGGCTTGACAATCGGCCCCTTCCATGCCCACATTCGTTTCCAGGCATCGGTCGGTTCCCGGCCAATCACATAGTGCTTGTCTCGAACATAGCCCATGCGCTCCCAGTTGCTGATCACTGGCGGCAGGGTGCGCACCAGGAGCTGCTGGAAAGTGGCCCCAACAATGCCGCCCATAGAACGAGGCATGACCATACCCATGTGCACCAACCATGGTGAGAGGATGCCGCTTGATTTCCCGGTACCACGACTCATCACCAGGTAGTTCTCCCAGGCACCGGCCAGCATGACCTTGATTTGCGGAATGTTGTAGTGGAGTAGGCGAGGCTCCTTCATTTTGGCTGATCTTCAAATTCAACATCCTGAGCCCTGTCTGCCCAGAAAGCCCTGAGCTTCTTCTTCAGCTCTTCGTCTGAAGGTGGATTGATGCCCACCTGCTCCGGAACGAAAGCAATGAGGTTGGGCGCTGGCTCGATGTCGCTGAGATCCGGAATTTCTGGATCGTCCTTGTCCAAGCCAAAGAGCTTGATGTAGTTCCTAGTACTTGCCGCCATGGCTGCCGAGTCCTCTTTTCTCTGAGCCATCTCCCGGTCGGTGCGGATCATTTCTTCGGCTATGGCCCTGCGGAGCTCCTTTCGGACCGAAAGGAGGTTGCCAAACACTTGCTGGGTCAAGGTCAGCGTCCTGTATGCAGTTGCTTTGCTCAGGCCTTCGCCCACCATGATCTCCACAGCCTTGACCGTGCTGCCATGGGTGATCAGAAGGCTTTTGCAGGTCAAGACTCGGTCAAGCTTTTCTTTGTCTTTGTGGCTGAGCCGGTCTTCTTCAATGGTGCCGTCCAAATAGCCAATCAGCACGTCTGCATCCGTATTGAAGCCTAGAACTTTAGTTTGTTGTCTCATGGTTGAGCTTGATTTCAATGGACGCGAGCTCGCGCTTCCATTCCGTGATTTCAATGGTCTTGGCCGGGTTCTTCCGGTGTCTAGAGATGTAGGTTCTCAGATTGTTCCTGCGGGCCACCAGTGCCGCGCGATCATCAGGCAGGGTCGGCGATGGACGGCCAAAGTCATGGGGCAAAACCACACCATTTGATGCCCAATAGTCTAAAACCCGGTAGATGGCCTTGATCTCGTCCCAGGTTTTGACCAGGACTCGCACAGCCTGCTCAACGCGCTGCCGATCACTGGCCCACCAATGCTCTAGGCGCTCATGCAAAAAGGTGGCCTGTGCGTACAAATCATCCTGACGATCATAAACCGGCCAGAGCTCTTGCGGATACTCTGCCCTGGGCATCCGCACCCTTGATCCCCAAACGGAGACTCGATCTGAAGGTTGATCATCTTGACTTTGTAGGCTGGCTGCCTTTGGCTTGGGCAGCTTTGCCAATTCAAGTTGAAGCTGCTTGATGTTGAAGCTCGTGTGACCCATCTCAAAGACCTTGATCATTACTGACCCTGGCTTGGCCTTTTTGAAAGCTTCAAGTGCGGTTTTGTATTCCTCCGGACTCATGTATCAAAAGTCCATGACAATTGCAGGATAATAAGGGACGCAAACCCGTAAAAAAAAGAAACCCCGGCTATTGCCGGGGATCCCTCAAACCAAAACTCAAACTCAACTCTCCTTCTTTGTTGTTCGTTTTTTCTTCAGGTACTGAAACCCGGAATTGTAGAGCTCATCAGCTTGCTCATCGGTAATCGTCCGCAGGTCAATGCTCAGGCCTCTCCAGGAAACCTTTCCAGGCGTCAAGCCAACCACAGAATACCGAGTAAGCTTCAGATTGCTCATCACACAGCCGGGGTGTAGCTGATCACACCAGTGTAAAGCATGGTGCGGCCATACCAGGTAATGGTAACAGGCCATCCGCGCTCACCGCCGTCATTGACACCGGTCTGGAAGTTTGCCTGAAGCATGGCACCGTTGTCCTCTTCTCCAAGTTGGATCACTTGGTTGTCAGGAAGGTGCACCATAGCGATTAGCTTCTGGTTTTGGGCCTTTTCCATCCATCCAGCCATTTCTGGGCTGAGACCAGAAGCAAAACCAGTATAGACGTGCTTGCGGGCGGCACCGGTTACGGCACCCATGATCTCCGCGCTGAGCTCGTTTTTGTTGACCTCAAGTTCAAGCTTCCAGAACTTCTTGCCAGTGGCAAAATCGTGATCGGTAGAGATCACGTTGGTTTCAGCAAGCGTTGCAGGTACCGCAGCTGGCACCGCAATGGTTGTGAAGTCAGAAAGGGCAGCAATGCTCAACAAGAGCTTGGTGCCAGCGGGGTTGTTGGCCTTGGGGATGGCCAAATCAGTGAACTCAGGCATTTTGCACAGGTTTTAAGATGTTTTGACCTTCAATGGCAAGCACCTCAGCAACCAGCTTGGGGTCACTGCGCAATGCCTCAGCGTCTACCGGCTCGCGGTCAGAGCCCAAACTGAAGCGAGGCACCTGCAAGAGATACTTCTTGCCTTTGAGCTCAATGAGGTCAGGCTCGGATTTGGCCAAGGCTTCATTGGCTTTTGCCTCTTGGGCTTTGAGCTCCTCCTGAAGGGCCTCAATGGTGGCCAAAAGCGCAGCCCTTTCGGTGGGCGCTTCATGTCCAGCAATGATCAAATCAAGATCAGCCACTTTGAGGTCCTCTTTGGCCTCGTAGTTGAATATGTCTTTCAGGTACTGGATTTTTTCTGCTTTCGTCATGATTGAAAAATGATAAGGTGTCCCAGCAGCGGCTTTCAACTCGCTACCGGGACACACAGGGTGGTTATCAGGCTTGGTCGTTCACAGCAAGTGCACGGCCATGGATCTGTCCAAAGTTCACGCCGGCCTTAAAGTCCATCAGCACGTTGATGGAGCGCTTCTCCTTCTGGATGTCCAGATTGTAATCACTCAAGGTGTCAACACCTAGGAATGTGTTTTCCTTGGGCGTGCAGATCACTCGCTGGCTTCCGGCCAAACCGGGCTCGCGCACAACTTCACACAAGGTGCCATCCAGAGAAACCCTTACACGGGCAACTCCTCCGTAGTCATTGTTGGCTCCAAATGAAGTCCGGTAGGCTCGGGTGTAGAGGTCAAAAATGGCAGGGGATACAAACATTTGTGTAGGCATGTTTTTGTAGGCCTCACCCAATGCATCATACACCTTCTCAAGGTTGGCAATGACGTTTCCGCTGTTTAAAGCGCCAGTAACAACCGGAGTGATGTTGGTGGCGGTAATCTCATCAGCAATGATCTTCAAGAAGCCGTCCATGGTATCAATTGGAGTAGTGCCAGCACCGTTGAAAACGCCTTTAAAGACTCCTTGCAGGTGCATGTTTTCTTTGGCCTTCTGAGCAATGTAGTTCATGATGAATCCTTCAAATGGCATTTCAAATGGATTCCGGGGATCCTTCATCTTGCCCAGCCAGGTCTTCTCAAGCACCTGAGGGATCAAAACCAAGTCAACCTTGATGGGCCGCACCTTGAGTGGTCGGGCTCCAAAGTTCAAAGCATTGGTGGTTGGTGCCCAGTTGGCGGGGTTGGTGTTGGGCTTGATTAGGTCAGTGAGAGTCAAAGAGGGCAAAGGCAACTCATCGGTTACCTCGTCCAAAACAGTGAAACGGTCTTGCAGATCCTCATTGAGGAGGATTTCGCTCAGGAGGACGTCTCGGTGCTCCCGGCAGTAGGCGCCCAACGCATCGGTAAGGGCAGTGATGTTAATTGCGCTCATGGCAAATTAGGTTGATTGGTGATTACTTCTTTTCGGCGCGTTTTTCGCGCAATGCTTTTGCTTCTGCAGCTTTCTTCTCCCAGCTGTTCAGCTGGCGGGGCGAGTTGCCTCCTTTGTCAGGATCTTCTCCATCAATGGGGGGCGTGGGATCACCGGCACCGGCCAGCTCTTGCTCCAATTCTTGAACTCGGGCCAGCGCGTTGTCGCGCTCGGTGGTGATGGACTGGTTTTCGGCCTGCAGGTCTTGCACCCGAGTTCCCATGTCTTGGGCCCTGGAGGACATGTCAGCAATCCGGGCTTCCAAATCGGTTACTACCTCTTCGGTTACCTGAATCTCTACTTCCTGCTCAGTTCCGTCAATGGCCAAAAGCTCGCGCAAGTGGCTGTGCTTGGTGGTCAGTTTCATTACTTCATCGGTATTGTGGTTGTTTTTTCCAAATGAAAGGGCCTCGCGCAGCTTCTCCATGAAGCCTTTTTTATGACTCATACTGGCGGCCACCTTCATGAAGTTGTAGTTCTTAAAGTCTTGGGCAGCTGCAGGAACCTCGCCATTGAAGTTACCAATGGCATCTACAAAGCCGGCTGCCTTAGCTTCCTTGGCGGTCATGAAATGGTCTACTCCATCAAAGTATTGGGCGGCCACCTCCTCACCAGAGATGCCCAGGCGGTCAGCAAAGCTTTCGGCCAAAGCAAAATCATATCGGTCCAAGGTTTCGGCTTCTTCGCGCATAGCCTTGGCATTGCCCCAAACAACGCTTGATGCGCTGTGCACCATCAGAAGTCCGTTTTTGGCTATGGTCACCGTTTTTCCGGCCATGGCAATTACACCGCCCATTGAGTAGGCAATGCCATCAATGAAAACATGCACCGGCTTGGGTGCATTCAAAATGGTGTTGAAAATGGCTAGGCCTTCATGCACGTCTCCACCTGGAGAGTTGATGTGAACGGCCACTTCATCGTTTTCGGCAATCGCGGCATCAAAGTCGCGAGTGAAGTTTTCGGCGGTAACACCAGAGTCGGTCCACCAGTTGTAGCCAATTACGCCATAGATCTTTACTTTACCTGTCTTTGCCATTTCAGCATTGTAGTGGCCTCAAAATTGCCAGTACATCAAGCTGAATGAAAGGACAGCAGCTAGGTCAAAGCAGGTAAAGCGGTGGCTCCGTAAAGCGGCCCTCAAGGATCAGGTTCTGACCAACCTCACTGCCCAAGGCTTCATTCTTCATGTCCCACCTTGCATAAAGGCCATCCTCGGTGTTGCCAATGAGGCGCTTGACTTTGTTATTGCAGTTCACCTGGGCAATCATGGGCCTGAAGCTCGCGGCCCTGAGCTCGTTTTGATTTCCAAACTCATCTCCCCGCACACGGCAGGAAATGGAAACCTGATAGATCAACCCTTGGGGGGAGTCATCTGGTGTGATCGTCAAAGTAGAAAGCTCTTCAATGACGTCAAGAACCCGCCATCCATTGCCGGGAGTAAAGGTTACAAGGGCTGGATTTACAGGGCTTTCAGAGAAAAACGGAAAGCCTGAAACAAGAGATAGGTAAGCCACCTGAAGCTT